TCTATCAATGTGTTGATGATGAATACGAGCACCCTGTTGGCGAGAACGACCTCCTTCATCCAGATTTCAGAGGCGATCCGCGCTACAAATATTACCTTGCAGGCGATCCAGCAATCAAGAACGATGCATTTGGATTTGCGCTCGTTCACTCAGAAAGCGACAAGATCATAGTCGATATGGTGCACAGGATGAAGCCGCCGCGTGGCAAAGAAATATCAGCCGAAAAGGTTAAAAGGTTTGTGTTGGATATAAATGATCGCTTCCGCCTCGATGGAGTGGTCTTCGATACGTGGCACTACGCAGATACGCTACAGGCACTGAAGAAGCAAGGCATCAAAGTCTTTCAGCACATGGTCTCACTTTCCGAATATGAACTGATGAAAGAGCTGATCTATCAAAACAAGCTTCAACTTTACAATCATCCTGAACTCCTCACCGAACTCGAGCAGCTGGAGGTGCGCAATGGCAAAAAGATCGATCATCCGCGCAGAGGTTCAAAGGACATCGCCGACGCACTTGCAAACGCAATCTGGCTGGCATTCAGTAAACGAACATCAAGCAGAAAGCCCGTTTGGGTGCTTATGGAGTGATGAAAATGGGATGGTTAGATCGCATAAAACTTCAACTAACTGGACATTCAATCGCACCGAAAGCGTCATTCTCAGAAGCATATTCGAGGTTCAGCTTTGGCTATAGCCTTAGCGACTATCGACAAATCTACGAAACCGACGACCTGGTTAATCAGTGCATCAACATTCTCGCTCATTTCGCAACGCAGAAAGGCTTTGAAACGAAAATCAAGACTCTCTCGCCCGATCTTGATCCTGAAGATCACAAAGACGTGAAGCGCAAAGTCGATCAGATTAACGAACGAGTCAATCTCGATCACATATTATACATTGCAGAAGTCAATCGACAAATCTACGGTTTTTCTGTTTTTGAAGTTGTGGGCAAATATCCTGAGGTGCAGAAGATCATACCACTGCGACCTGAGTACACGAAGATCGAAGTGGGAGATGACTGGGAAATTGAAAAGATTGAGTATCGCACAACCAAATCCGGAGTCATTGAATACACTCCTGACGAAGTCCTCATTTTCGTTAATCAAGATCTGAATGGTGACTATCGCGGCATATCGAAAATCAAACCAATACTGAAGTCAATCGAAATTCGAAGAGAGCTGCAAGAAGACATAAAGCAAGTTTCGAAGCGACTATGGGCTCCAATGGTAATTGCGTCAGTTGATACGTCCGCAGTACCGGAAGATCAGGAAGCATCACTACTTGAACAGTTCAAGAATCAGCTCAAACCCGGATCTTCGATCATCACCAACAAATCAATTGATGTCAGTACAGTCAGCATTTCACCAAACATAACTGCACTCGTTCATTCGCTCAGCAAAGTTGAAGAGGATATCATGGGCAACTTCGGCGTTCCGAAAGCATTATTGGCTCGCGAAAAGACCCTCTCACGTGCAACACTAGAATTCTCGCTCAAAGCAATGTACGAAGGGCCAATCAAAGGCATTCAAACGTACTTGCGCAGAGAAATTGAGTCGCAGTTCTATAAGCGCATTGTGAAAGGTATTGATGAAAACTTGCTTGATGAAATCCGCGTTTTGCACAAGTGGAAGCCAGTTTCAATGCTCGAGTATGCAGCACTTGCAGAACCAATCGCAAATCTTGTGGCGAAAGGTGTGATTGACGTGCCTACTGCCTGGAATCTGCTGGATCTGGACACCTCCTATCTACGCAAAGTCAAGGGTTCACCGATCCAGTCTTCGATTGCAGCATGGGTTGAGGTTGAAGAGTAGAGGTGAGTGTAATGATTGACCCAAACATTGATCTTAAGGCGCTTTCGGATGAAGAGCTGATTGATCTGCACGAAAAGGTTCATGAGCTTTATGCACAGGGATCCGAGAATATCGAGGATGTCTTCAACCTCCACAAGCTCATCGTCGAAGAAATGGAACGCAGGGGAATCGAGCACCACGAAATCGATGATCTCGACATTCTCAAGCTCGTTCGCCTCATCAACTCTGAATACTTCAAATCCTGGTCACCTGCCTCTGCATACATGATCGGGTTTATCGCGGCAGATGGGTCGATCATTTGGGATGATGATAGGGGCATTTACCGACTCGACATCGAAATTTCGCCGAGAGACAGAGACCTTCTTGAGCGATTCGCGAAGGAACTGCAGTATGCAGGCGATCTTGCGCAGTTCGATAAAGGCGTAGTTGCACTGCAGATCAACGATAAAGAACTAGTCGAATCGCTGTTGAAAATTGGTTTGAAGCCCAAGAAGGAAGGTTTTCCATCTGTTCCTCGACAGTACCTCTCACACTTCATCCGCGGATTTTTTGATGCAAATGGCTCTGTCTATCTTCGCAATGGTACAGTTCATGTTCGCTTTGCAGGACGGGAGCACGCCATTCGCAATATCAACAAGATCATTGCTGACGAACTGGGCATCGACGAGAAGACTATCGTAGAAACAGCTGGGACACATGTGATCACATACGTTGGAAAGGACGCAAAGGCACTTTTACGTTGGATGTACGAAGATGCGAACATCTATCTTGATCGCAAGAAGAAGATCGTCGATCAAATCGAGCTTGAATACATGACTCCACAGCCAAGTGGTGAGTCAAAAGGCAAGGAGATCACTCTTGATGAGGTCAGGAAGCATCTGAAAGGCGATCGAATTGCTATTTCAAAGCCATTCATCTTTCTCACTGGAGGATTGGTGAATCATGGCAAGACGAAGAACGACATTGACATCCTCATTCGCGCGAAGAAAGACGACTCATTCCGCGTTCCCATCGAATTCCGCATTCTGAGACTCTTCCCGAAAGAATGGTGGAATCGCATCCAGTTCATCTACGAAGGTGATCAAGACTCGATGGGCCCATTCACCAATCACATTCCGCTATTCGATCTTGAGCTCGTGTTGCGTGATGACCTGCAAGTTGTCGAGATGTCAGCTAATTGGGATTTCACAGACAATCCACTTGACATCTACCTTGTTGGTGGAGAGAAGAAGCCATATGCGGACATGTTCGAAGGTGTGATGCTGAATGCCTATACGTTGAAGAGCAGAAAGAGTCTTGAACCTTGGATCGATGAGTATATTGAGAAAGGAAAGACGATAATGCTGGACAACGCGGCATTTCAATCTCAAACGCTTTCTCCAAGCGAATTAGCTGAAAGAGTGAGAGAGATCCGTCCTCACATCGTAGTCGCGCCGGATGACATCTTCTCACCAAACTCACACGAAAAGACAATAGAAATGACGAAGAAATTCATGTCGATGAACTTGCCTGATGATGTGAAGATATGTGTCGTTGGTCAGGGCCAAAGCATTAAAGCCTACGAATGGTGTATTCGCGAACTGATCAAGCTTGAACCAGATTACATTGGCCTCGGGCGTATGTCAATGAAAGTCGCGCAATATCCTGGCACTCACTTTCAACAGCGCCTTGTGGCATTGGATCGGTTACAGCAGGAAGGAATCCTCGACGAGATCAAAGACGCAGGGATCAAGATGCACTCACTCGGAATTTCAAATCCCCACGAGTTCAAGTATCTCAACTACTATGGCTTTGCGTCTTGTGATTCCATGTCATACATCTATTCGGCGCTTTATCGACAACTCCCACTCCCCGACGAGCCAGACGAGAAGCCATTCCAGTTTGATGCTGATGGGCGCGTTAAGCCAAAGCCATTTGATACAGAAGAGCGGCTGAAGGCGAAAGAGAAACTTGCGAAAGAATTCCTCCAACTCGAAAGCACTGACAAAAAATTTGCATTCGTGCTTAAGTTATGGAAGGAGTTGCAGAGACTGATAGCCCGCGATGAACACATCGAAATGCATGTGCGTGAGTACAGGGGCTTTGACCCAGATGAGATCGACTACTTCTACATCAGCAGGCCGGATCAACGCAAACCCGAAAATCCTGATCTCGATCGACAGATTAAGGAGGTAGCGGAAAGTGTATCCGAAAAAGCGTAAGGTCGAAATTTCCGAACTCACCAAATCACATATGGAGAAAGGAAAGTATGCTGTTACGTTCTGTGCTGCTTCAAAGCGGAAAGAAGCAAAGGAAGGAACACCAAAAGAACTGTGGAAAGACGCATCACCACGGATCTCCTCATTCATTGAAGTTTGCGAGCGCAACAACATCCCATACTGCATCTTCTCATACAAATACGGCCTTGTGCGTTTCGACGAGGTCATCGACAACTACGATATCAGTAAGAAGGAGGTTGATCTTAACGAATGGTCTGAACTCGTTAGACTCAGGGCAAAAGAGCTTGGTGTAAAGAAGCTGTATCATGTTGGTCTTTTAGCTTTTGCCTCGCCCGAACTGCGAAAAGCGATCGAAAACACTGGAGTCGAAGTCGTTTGGTGTGATTCGCTTGAAGAGCTGGTTGAGCATTTCGTGACTCAGGAGAAGATCCAGGAGATTAAGGACGTTCACAATTATGATCCGCGTCAAGTAAGCGACAGAGAGCTAACGTTTGACCACGCGCTGACCCACCGTTGGTGGAATTTGTGTCACACCGATCCAGATTTTCCGTATTCCTGTGATCTGGTGAAGAAGCTACACGATGCCATCGCCGACGAAATGATCAGACGCGGATTCGTTCACAACACACCACTTAAGGAGGTGAAACAGGTGAGTGGGTTGGAAGCAAAATTGAAAGAGGCGGGAATCAAGTACGAACTGGTCGGTGAGTCGGGCAAGGTCGATCTTCCAGAGGATCTCTCAAAGGTTTCCGACGAAGAGCTCAAGGGCTATCATCTGAATGCACACAGGCTTGGTGACAAAGAGGCGCATGATAAGATCGTTGCAGAGATGGAAAGAAGAGGCATGAATCACGACTCACCGATCGAGGAGGAGGGGGAGAATGAAGAAGCCCCCTCTTCCGCCTCCCTCTCATCGCTTCAGCTGCTCAAACACTTCACACCTCTCAAGCCAACAATTGGGTATAAGATCGGAGAAGTTTACGGTCTCGACGCTCTGAAGGAATTAGTTAATTTCGAGCATTATCCGACTGCCGTCGAGAAGAAAATGGATGGATTTCGAGTTATAGTGCATAAAAAAGACGGAGAACTGAGATTTTACTCTGAAGATGGCATAGACGTGAAGCATCGATTTCCGTGGTTCGTTGAGAGGATCAAGAAAATAAATCATGACATCATCCTCGACACTGAAATGGAACTGTGGGATGGCGGAGTTCATCAAAGTCGCGAGATTGCTTCTGGTTACGCGAGAAGAGAAGAGCCAGCCAAGGAAGGCGAAGATCACAACTTTGTCATGAATGTTTTTGACATACTTTGGTACGACAAAGATATCCATGAATTGCCTCTCGAAGAAAGAAAGAAATATCTGAAGAAAATTAAGTTTGACTCAGAAACTGAAGAGATACCAAAGACACCATCTATTAACCTCGTTCCGTGGCATGTAGCGAATAATGATGAAGAACTGATCAAATGGGCGCGTCATGTTTCATCTTTACCTGGGAGTGAAGGAGCTGTCGTAAAGTCTTTGAAATCGCCGTATGAGTTAGATGGCGAATCGAGGTACTGGTATAAGTACAAGAAGCATCTGCCTGTTGATGTAGCAGTTTTAGAGCAGATCGAAACAAAGCGCAAGGGCACATTCATTTACAAGATGGGCCTGAAGATTGAAGAACACGAAGTTCCAAAAGAGGACATTCACGTGATAGGCGGAAAACGCTATGCATATGTCGGAAACTCAATGAATACAACTATGGATCTCAAGCAGGGCGATTCATTTAGAGTTTCATGCGAGAATGTCTTCGTCTATCCGAACGGAAGAGTGCGTCTGTACCTTCCCATTCCCGATAAGGAAGTCGATAACGTAATGTCAGTTGATGAAGTCATCGAGATCGCAAAAGAGAGCGGGCTGTTAGTCGAAAAGACTTCTGCACAAGACCCATTCCTCGAATATCCGGATGAAAGCAAGTCATACCGCTTTGTTGCTCAACATCACTGGCGCGGTAAGTCCGTCCATCTTGATCTGCGTTTCGAAGCCAATGATCACCTTGTTGGTTGGACAGTGATGGAACAGCCTGATGATGCAGTCGATGAGCCTGTCTTGACGCTCGAAGATGCAAAGAGGATGGAGGACAAGCTGAACTGGAAGTTACTGAAACAGAACGAGAAAGTGCTCGTGGCGAAAAAGGCGAAACAACCGAAAGATTGGTTGAAGGTTGAAGGAGTGGTGCCGAAAGGTGGAATAGGTAGTACTCGTGAATTTCCTGGCGTATTCCTCATCATCGACTCAGGAAAAGTCGAGTTTGGCGCGCAGAAGTCTGATTTCCACGAGTATTTCTTGCACGGAAAGAAGCTGAAGGGCAGATTCGTGGTTCGACTCATACCTGAAAATCAACGCGCTTCACGTTCTCCATTCATCTGGATCGCCTGGTTCCCTGAGGATCAGACGCCATATGTGCTTTCACGTGATGCAGTTAAGAAAGGATGGATGCCACCGAAAGGAGTCTCTACACTACCAAAAGCGATCAGAGACAAGATACCAAAAGAATATCGCTACTGGGAGGCGGATCGGCCGAGGGAAGTGCGCGATAAGCTTGTTGAGGCGATCAAAGCTGGTGAAGTGAAGCTGTATGAAGTTTTCGACGAACACAAGCGATTCATCACATACATTACTGACATTTGTAGTGAAAATTGCTTTACGGCGTTGAAAGAAGCCCTCGGTGATCAAACTGTCTATGTTAAGATGATCAATGATGAAAACATGATCGAAGTGCCGCTTGACAAACAGCCAATTTCCCTTTCGACAAAATTCACTCTTCAGTTCCATTGGTGGAGGGGGCCGCAGATTGTAAGAGAAGGCCCGACTGCGAGGCACTGGGATCTCTGGATCTACGATAAACCGAAATATCACTTCGTTCTCGATGAAGATCCGATCGTAACTGATGCGTTCAATGCAATGATTGAGAGCAACAAGAAGGAATGGGATCTGATCGACAAAGGGAAGGGCGAGGCATATACGATCGAACCAGGTGAGCCCGGAAATCCAACCAAGAACACTCCTGCATACATCAAGATCATTGACGAAGGTACAGTTGTGATCTGGGAAGATGGCGATCTGCTGAAGAAATTTGAGTTCAAGGGCAAATATCTGAAGAAGACACTGCTGTTCACACGTAATCCGAATGAAGAAGTCTGGGAAGTTCGCACAGTCGATCTTGCACCGAAGACTGAGACGAAGCTGTCTGTGAAGCTCGAAGAGAAGGGTTGGGTGATCGAAGGTACTGGGTTAGCTGAGGGAGTCTGGAATGGGTTGTTTTTCCCGAAAGAAGTGATCATGGAAAGCTACAAGAAGCTGATCAACAAACCAGCTGACATTTGGCATGATCGGTCGAAGGAATTCGGATTCGTGAAAGATGCATGGCTCGAGGATGGAAAGCTGAAGGTCAAGATATTCACGACGAAGAAGGAAGTCGTAGATATGATCGAAAACGGCGAGTTAACTTCATTTTCGATTGATGCATGGATATATCGCGATCCAGATACGAATATTGTCAAGAAAATACTGGATTACGAAGCAATCACACTCACTTCCATGCCAGCTTGTAAGATCTGTGATATCGAAGGATGCGAACCGTCATAATGAGTTCATGTTGAATTTTAACACAAAATTTAAATAGTTTGTCGGTACATATTTCTGATTGGGGGATGCTCATTGAACGCTGAAGAGTTCGCTGCTAAGACTTACCCACTCCCCGGAGCACCAAAGCCACTTAAGGTCGATGGCTCTGAACTTGAATACGTGGTCTTGGTGCCGAAGGGAGTGAAGGTCGAGGTCAAAATGATTGAGCAGACTGAGAACAAGGACTATCCCATGCCCCAAAAAGACAAGCCTCTAAAGGTCGATGGATCAGAGCTCGATGCAGTCGTTCTCATTCCAAAAGGCGCTGAGTATCCAGAGCCAACTGAGGATAAGGCAGAGGATAAGAAGGAAGAGAGCAAAGAGACAGTCGAAACAAAGACAGAAAATACTGAGGACATTGATGTTCAGAAGCTCAAGGATGAGCTCGAAGAGTATAAGAAGAAGTATGCAGAGGCTGTTGCGCAGCTCGAAGACATCAGAATGAAAGAGAAGAAAGCGAAGGTCGAGGGCGTTGTCAAGACTGAGCTCGAGCTCGGACTCATTACCCCCGAAGAGAAGGCTGCTGAAACAGAGAGACTCATGGCACTTGACGATAATGCGCTTCACATCTTCATGGAAAAGATCTCAAAGATCACCACTACTGCCACACCGAAAGCAAAGCCAGTTGAAGCCGAGCTTGAGGACATTGAACTGAAGAAGAAAGAAATTAGGAAACGTCTTTTTGGGCATGAGTGAGGTGTTGAAACATGGGAAAGATAAGTAGGACTTTTGAGTTTGTGGTTATTGAGACAGAAACAAAAACTGGAACTGCCGTGACAGAAGGGCAGGTTGTTGTCTTCGATACTGATGGCGTTGCTCCCGCAAGTGCTGGTGCTTCAGGAAAGTTCGGCGTTGCGCTTGAAACTGTCTCTCCTGGGGCAGGTGAGCAGGAAGAGATTCTGGTTGCACTCAAGGGTGCAGTGAGAGTACCCAAAGAGTCTGGCGCACTCAACTTCATGCAGTTCGTTGTTGCTGGCGCTTCTGGCGCTGTCAAGGCAAGAACCTCCGAAACAATGGAAAAGGTCGTCGGGTATGTAATCGACCCAGATGGCGCTGCAGCTGATGAAACTGAAGTTGAAATCATGCTCGTGTGAGGTGATTAAGAATGGCTGGATTCATTCAGGCTAAAGATATTAGTGCGCTCGAGAAGGAAGTCATAATTGAAGAGATCCTGGGACTTGCAGAGAAAGAGCCCTCGTTGAAAGAGCTGTGCAGAGTCATCAAGATGGATAACCTCCACGCAACGATCAGGATTGCCACTTCACTTACTGGTCACAGAAAGGTTGGAGAGCTGGAAGTTGCTCCGCTTTCCAGTCAGAGCTATACTACTGTGACCTTCAACCTCTGGAAGAACGTTGTGCCTGTCGCGATTTCACAGGAAGCCCTTCTGAAGTCTGATGTCGACATCATGAAGCTGCATGTCGAAGATGCGGCCAGAGAGCTTGTGAGAATGGAAAACCAGGACATCGCTGAGGAAATGGCCAATGCGACTTCTGTTTCCGGAAGCGACTGGACTAATGATGCCAACGATCCAGCAGACGATGTGTTTGCTGCATACGACGAGATAGTCGACAACGAGAAGGGATACACGCCAGACGTACTTGCAATGCATCCAAAGGTCTATTCTGCACTCGTTTCCAACAAGAACACCAAAGATTCACTTGAGAGAGGCACTGTTGCTGTCACTGGTGAGCTTGAGAAGTTCCTCGGCCTTAAGATCGTCGTTAACAGATATCTGCCGAACAATGTGGCCTACGTCATAGATACCAAGGCACCTGCGCTTGTGTATGGTGATGGGCCAACCATCGAGACTGATATCGACGGCGAGGCTGCATTCTACAAGGGATTCGCGATTGCCAAGTTCGGTGAGCCCAAACTCATCCTTTCTGGCGCAATCAGAAAGATAACTGGCGTCAGAACGTAAACATGGCAGTCACAGTTGAGGACGTTCGCGCTGTACTGAACGGTATTTCGGAGGATGAGCTGTCATCCTCCACCATTCAATTTTTTATCGATGATGCAACTGCTCTGGTGAGCAAATTCAATCCAACAAATCAGGAAGACGCAGATCGGGCCATTCTTTATCTGGCTGCATACAAGTCTTTCGTTATGTCAGAGGTCTACGATACAAAGCGCGTCGACGGAATCTCAGCTTCTCGCGATCTGGCTCGGATCATCAACTTTTTACGCGAAGAAGCATTGAAAGCTCTGTCGCGCGTCAGAGGAGTTTCATCGTTGGTTAAGCAGACTTATATGTTTGACGAAAGACCAGAAGACGACGAACGCGAGCATAAGGATTGGTTGTATGGTCTCTATTAGACCTCCCAAATTACGCGTTCCGAAGCCCAAAATTCCGAAGATACCCAGACAGCTGCAGCTAAAGAAATTTCAACCGAGAGCCAAACCACTCAGCGCGACGATGGTTGAACGTAGTTGGTGGAATCTGTTCTCGAATGCGACAGAACAGGCCTTTGAGGAAATGGGGCAGGAGATCGTCGAACACATACGAAATGTGATACTCACCCAATCACCACCTGCAGGGATTCACTGGCCGCCGCTCTCACCTGTCACAGTTCGAAAGAAAGGACATTCAATGATACTCTACGATACAGGCGCATTGGTTGATTCATTTAAATATGAAGTGTTCAAATCTGGGCGTTATGTTTATCTCAAGATCTTCACAACAATCCCCTACGCACCTATTCATGAATTTGGTGGATATACAGGCAGAAATCTCTCAACCTACATCCCTGCAAGACCTTTCTTCTTTCCGACAATTCACGATTACATGGTTGAGCACTTTGGGCCTCAATGGCAAGAGCTTTTTATAGTTAAACATTTTGGGCCTCGAGGGCAAGAACTACAGGGGGAGAGTGAAATTGAATGATTCCGATCTTTCGCGCTGTGGGGAGATGGATCAAAGAGTATCAGTTAGAGCGGAAACAAGAAATTATTACGAACGGTTACGTCACATACTCATCTTCAGTACTTACGGTTTCTGGAATATTGGTGCCTAACAAGAGCAGAACAGCTGAATTTTTGCCTGAAGATTCAACTCGTTTTCCTGAGTATGCTGAGTTTTATGCACACCCAAACATTGAAATACGTGTTGGTGACATAATTAATGACTGGACTGTGGTCGAAAAAATCGACTGCAGTGAAATATCAGATTTCGTGAAGTACGTGCTGCGCAGAGGGTGATGGGTGTGCTGAGTCTCGAAAAACGAGACGAGATTTACGTAGCTATGCCTAGTTCTTTTACGGTAGACGGGCATAATATCCAAGTTTCGAAGCTTTACAGCAATCAGTTTACCGGAGCAACTTTCCCAACTATCACAATCGACCCATATCCTCTCGAGACTCTGAACATTGAACCCCTTCAGAAGTTGTTTGCTTTCAACTCTTCGACTGACACCGATCTTTTCATTGATACGAAGGCTGAGCTCTATGACACATACGCAATCAACGTTTTCACAAGGACGAACAAGGTGAATGGTGCGCGGATGGCCGATGTAATTGCTTCAACACTGCGCAACTGGTTCTACAGCGAAATGTCGATCGAAGGGGTTCATGTGAGGTACCCACCATCACCCATACAGAATTTGGATCAAACTCTTGAAGATGGCATAGTATTCAGGCGGAGGTTCACAGTTCGCCTGTACTATGCTATCACAGACTCTGAAGAATTTATGAAAATAAAAGAAATTCAGACCGAGGTGAATGTAAATGCCGACTAGTATGGTTGATGTATCGGTTTCAACGGTAATTCCTGCAACGAGGACGATCTACAATACACTTATGGGAATTGTTGGCGACGCGGGCACCGGAACAGCCACTGATGACACGGTCTATACAGTCTACACACCACAGCAAGCAGGAATCCTCTTTGGTTCAGGGACTGCACTCCACAATGCGGCTACTGCAGCTTTCGAGCAGGGCATTCCAGAAATTAAAATGATCAACGTCTCCGCTTCAACCTCCGAGAAATATGATGCTGCGTACGATGCACTGAAAACTGCTGGATGTGACATCATCGCACTTGCAGGATATGTGATTGACTCAACTGACACGATAGTCACGAATCACGTTGCTAAGGCTGAAGAGAAAGAGTTCATGACAGTCCTCTATAACGATCTTGATGATGTGATAGCCTCCGATCTCACGACTTTTGCATCGAGCACTGATTCGAAGTATGTTGTGCTGGTTGCTGGTAAAGGCTTCGACAGTAGCGATGATCCAGCCGCAGCTGTTTGTGGACTGATGTCAAAACTCAAGCCATGGCAGAGATTGATGTGGAAGACACTGAACGGAATTACATACACTGATCTCGATGAAGCGACGATCGATACACTCGAGGCAGGTAAAGTGAATGCGATTACGACTATCAGGAACTCGTGCGTCCTTACGAATGGTTTGACTACTTCGAGCAACGCAGTTTATATGTATTCTGACGTCGCACTGACAGAGCTGTATATCAAGAGAATCATCCGCGATACGATCGAAAACACGCAGGTCAATGGCGATATCCCATTCACTGACTCAGGAATTAACTTCGTAAGATCGCTGATCGCAAGAGCTATGGAAACTGTAAAGGCAGGTGGAGGAATCATTGACTACTCGATCAGTATGCCAAGGCTCAGTGAGATTCCTACAGAGGATAAGGAGGCCAGACTGCTCAGAAACGTGTATGTCACTGCAACTCTTGCTGGACACATTCAGACCATCCAGATAGAGGTAACACTTTCGCTGTGAGGTGATGAAAGATGGTGACAGTTTATGATATTTCGAAAGTGAAGTTGTATATTGCGCCTGCTGACAGCGCTTCACCCACCGCAGACACACATCTGGTGACTGGCATTTCATCTGATGGATTCGGGATTACGCCTTCGGAAGAGAGGACGCTGATCGAAGGACTCTATGGACCCGATGGATTCAACATTGATCCCTCTACTGCTGCAGAAGCCACGGTGTCACTCCTCCTTTCATCTCCGTGGAATGACAAGCTCAGAGAGTACTACGAGAACCAGACAGTCCTTACGATTACGATCGCAACAGATGATCCGAATCTTGGATTCAACACAAAATCGATCGGTTTTGCGATGATCAGGAGCAAGCCAGAGTTTAGAACTGATGGGAAAGAAGAGCCAACTGTTGAGTGGAACTTCATAGGATATAATTATACAGAAAGCTGAAGGAGGTGAGGTGAGCCGTGAATGTGCGCGATGAGCCAGTCGAGATTGAGATAGGTGGTACAAAATTCAAGATCCGCGAGCTCAGTGGGTTGGAATACATCGAAATCATGGATAAGTGCTCTGATGTGAAGGCGAACGGCGAAGTCAAATTCAACAGACGAAAGTACACTGAAGAACTGCTGAAAGCGTCGATCGTCGAGCCAGAGGTTGACATTAAGAAGCTGAATGCCGCAACTGTCGCAAATCTGCTGGTTGAGATAGAGAAGATCTTGGGCGTTCTGGCGAGACCTGAATCCTTTCCAACGCGAAATAGAAAGTGAACTGCTGCTTTGGGAAATTGCGTATGAGTTCAAGTTTGATGTCGATGAAGTGGGCAAATGGCCGATGAGAAAGATCTTGCGCTACGCCACCTATCTCAAGTGGAGACGCGAAAGAGAAAGCCAGGCACTTGAATCTCTCGACATACCAAGAATACCGAAAGCATTTCCGACAAGGGGGGTGTCAAGACACAAATTCCAGTTTAGGTGATTGAATGGTTGATCCTTTCTCACTGAAAGAAACTCTGGTTGAAATCATCGGGAGTGCGGAAGCAACAGCTGATGCGTTAGCAAGGGTATCTAATACTATCCGTGAGCTCTATGCTGCTGGTCACGGCGCAGCAAGAGCAGCTTATCAAAGCATCAGAACCGCGCTCCTCTACGTTGGATTCGGCGCCTGGATGCTGGGCAGTGTTGTCAGGCGCATCACCACCCCCCTTGTCAACTCTTTTCAACAGTCCATCATATATTTCCAACAGTTTGAATGGGAATTAGCGCGAGTTGTTGCAATTACAGGCGCTACGTCTGAAGAAGTCGATAATCTTGCAGATACGTTCAAGAGGTTAGGCCGCGAAACGATCTGGACTTCTTCACAAGCAGCTGAGGCAGGTAGAGTTCTCGCGCTGGCTGGTTTTCAGGCTCAGGAAGTAGTTGAAGCGCTTCCAGGCGTTCTTGATCTTGCTGCGATCGAGCTGATTGATGTGTCACAGGCTGCTCGTGTTGCTGCTAACATCCTTAGAGGCCTTAATGCTGAAGCGGAAGATATGACTGCAGTGCTGCAAGCGATGACTGTTGCTGCGACGCACTCTGCCACAACGCTTTCTGAGCTCGGCGATGCAGCGAAATACATTTCTCCGATTTTCGAGGAACTCAACCTCTCGATCGCGGAGATGTTTGCACAGCTCGAAGTCCTCGCTAACGCAGGTATCAGAGCTGGAAACGCTGGGCGCTATCTCAGAATGGGCTGGATCAGGATGGCTAAGGCTGGCGCGATTGGAACTGAGACAGCGATGACGCAGAAAGAAGCGATGGAAGCTCTTGGCCTCTCATGGGACAAATTCAGAAATTCCGCATACCCATCCATCGAAATGATAGAGTACTTGGCGCAGGCGCTTGAAGGACTCACTGAAGAGCAGAAGCTGGCGTATCTCCAGGCACTTGTTGGAACGAGGGCATCTACAGCATGGCTGCGAATGATCGATGAAGGCGCCGATTCACTGAGGAAACAAGCTCAAACTATCGACGTTGCAATTGTGAAATACCGCTTGATGGAGCGCTATGGCACGAACGCGTTCTCGGTGCTTGTTGATCTTCTTAAACATGCAAAAGGTGGCGCATACACTTACGAAGAGCTCGCAGAGTCCATGGGAATGACAAACGAAGAAGTGGAGGCACTGAACAGACTCACTCTGCAATTCAATACAGCACTGATGGATGAGGCGGAGTTGGTCGAGCGCCTTAGTAAGTTGTGGGAAGATGCGCGTACTTCTGCTGAGATTGCAAGAATACAGCTCAGGACGCTGAGAGGTGCGTTTCTCCAGCTGAAGGCATCGATCCAAGAAGCTTCGATCTCCATTTATCAGGCCTGGATGCCTGCTACAACAGAAGTGATTTACGGCCTGAGAAACATCATCAACGCAATCGCAAGTCTCCCAACGCCCTTGAGAGCTGCGATCGGAGCAGTCATGATGCTCGGTGCAGCAGTTGGCGTACTGGGCGGTGCTTTCATATACCTCGTTGGCTCTTCTGCACTCATTCTATCATCACTTGTCGAACTGTACAAACGCGCAGGAATTGTAGGAAAGCAGATGACCTTCTTAGAAGCGCTGATCGTCGGTACATTCGCTGCAACGGCAAACGCTGTAAGAGACTTTGCAGCAACACTCAAACTCGCTGAGAGAAGTACTGCAGCATGTTACGCAGTCATCAATCGCTTTCCAAGACTCACAGGGATCTTTGCTGCTACTGACATCCTAATTAGATTCAAGCTGATTGAAATGGGCGCTATCAAGACTACGGGCGGTTTAATTGTCGCAAATACTCTCTTAGGTAAGACCTATCTCTTCCTTGCCGGCACAGTTTCGACCGCCGCAAAAGCCTTCATCACCTTCTTCGCCATAACATGGAAGATCTGGGCTATCATCGGTGCAGTGTTGCTCATATGGTATTCACTCGAAGAGGCCTGGATGAGAAGTGATGCAGTGAAGGAATTGGCTGGTGATTTCGTTGAGCTGTTCAAGGCAGTTGGTGGTCTCGTGAAATTGCTACTCTCACCTGTTTGGCAAGCATTCATCACCAGTCTGAAAGTCATAGTTGAGCTGCTAACCAGACTGATCATAGGCATTGCAACAGTTTATCAATACATGAAAGGAGTCTTTGTGCCTGTGCCTGCTGCAGCAGCTCCAGCAAGACCAGCAGCACCAACCACAACTGTCACTTCGCAGGTTATAAATGTAACTGTTCGCGACAACACTTATCGCGATCCGGAGAGAATGGCGAAAGATATAAGGCGTGAGCTTTATCGATTGCAGGTGATGTCGACATGACATTCGAAAGGCAAACTGTCGTGATTAAGTATGGTGAGAGGAATTTGGTGTTGAGAGGAGTGAGTGTTGTTACTCTGGGGCATCGCGCAACAGTCCCATCACAGCCTGTAGAAGCTGGATTCACGATCTCAGATCATGTTTTCATCGAGCAGCCCAGCTTTGATGTTCAGTTTGTGTTGACATCACAGCCATGGGAGCAGAATGGCGAATATCGGGATAACTACACCAAACACCGCGAAGATCTTGAGTTTCTCAGACACCTCTTCACAAACGGACTCACTTTCACTTTCATTGCAGCTCAGCTCGGGTCGTTCGAGAATTGTGTGTTTGAAGAATTGGAAGTGTCACAGACTCCGAAACAACTCAATTCATTTCAAGTCAGAGCAACGATAAAGCAGATCAGACGTGCGTATGTCGAGGAGGGTGTGTTGGTCCGCGACGATTCAGGCATGTATTTGGTCAGCCCCATTTCACCGCAAAATCGCATCACAGTTTCACTCGCACCTCTTGTGTGTCAGGAAGGTCAGCATCCCGAAGATGTACCGTTCTTGCACAGAGTGATTGGAGGACTTGCGAAAGGCTTCGGTGGCGAATATTCCTTCTCTGATCAGATAGATCCTGAATCACCCGAATATCAGGAGGTTTGTCAATGAATGTAGGAAGGATCGATATTGACCTGAATCAACTACCGAGGTACGATGTGATCAACATCAACAATGTTTCTTACACTGCCTTGTTGCGGAAGAACGATGATCTGTTGGTTCTTGAAATGAAACGCGTGCAGGATAACTTTCCAGTCTTGATCACAGCGCTGCAAGCAGGAGAGTATTACCTAGCACGTGCTGATGGTCAGATCTTATTCGCTGTAGCCGTAAGAAAAATTGGCAATAGAGTTATGCGCCTCATTTTCATAACTGATCTGGAGGAGATCTGGCTATGAGGCAGGTATTCGATCGCTATACGGAGGTGAACATCATAAATTCGTATGGAGAGTCGATGCTTTTCACATCAAGAAGGAAGGATGTGAGCAAAGTTTACGATCCATCATTCCAATCAGGATTTCACATCGAATTTGAGATTGGAGGTGATGATTCGACAGGAGTTGATGCAACAGTCGATATTTACAATCTTTCGGAAGAGACAATCAACAAGATCGACGGAGGCTCATATCTCATCGTGAAATCGGGATATGTGAATGACTATGGCACGATCTTCTGGGGTAAGGTGAATTCGGTTGTTACGGAGAGAGATGGCGCTGATTTACGTGTTTCCATCACAGGTAATTCGCTGCATGAGCTCATACGAAATATCAAACTCACTGTCGACGACTCATCATTCACATCATACGATCTCAACACCATCCTTGAAGAAGTTTGTGATATGGCTGGTATTTCGCTTCTCAGAGCTCCAAACTTTGCAAAATTCTGGGAAGGTTCGATTGCATTTGAAGGTACGTTGGCCGAGTTTCTCGATACGTTGGTCGCTTTAGCCTCAGATGAAGAACACACTTAC